ATTTACCTATTGCAGTTTGTGCCCGAGAATTGGCATGTGTATAATAATTTTGAGCGTGAGAATAATTTCCGTCTGCCGTTGTCTCTGCGCCTTCCGCGTGAGAACAGTCTCCGCTTGCAGTTGTACTGTCGCCTTCTGCGTGAGAATAATCTCCGCTTGCAGTTGTACTTCTGCCTTCCGAGTGAGAAGTATATCCACTTGCCGTTGTACTTGAGCCTTCTGCGTGAGAAGCATATCCGCTTGCTTCACACATTTTTCCTTCCACAACACTATAAGAGCCAACAGTAGCAGCAGGTTTCCTTTCGCCTACTGTGAATGAGCCGGAGAACACGGGATTTGAACTTGCGTTACTTCCGTCTGCGTTCATTTTGCCGTTAATTTGGCTTGTTACATAGGTCTTGATACCGCCTGCGTTCTTAACCGTAGTGTCGCTATCGTAGTCAGACTTCTTCATGTCGCCCGATCCTGCTCCACCTTCTGGGGCATAAATGTCTGTCCCCGTTCCGTTAATGGAAATAACCGCTATCTTCTGACCGCTTGTCTGGACTTGAGAAACCGTGACAACTGACTTGCCGTTCCATGTATTCTTTTCCGTATCGGTGACAAGTCTGTGCGTGGAATCATCCGATAAATCAGAAAGGCTATCCGGGATCGTCGTCGAATCGGGTAACGCATTTACATCCGAAGCACTTAACACTACCGTTCCTGTTTGTCCGTTTACTGAATCAACTGCTCCACTTATTGTGCTTCCGTCATAAGTTGGTTTGCCGCCACTCTCACCGAACTTATCCAAGACAGACTTGTTAGAGTGACTATGCTTTTTGGAAACCGCATCAGCCAAGTTGCTTTCCGTCTGCGTATAGGTGTCTAACAGGGATTTATTATCGTGCGTATGTTTCTTCGACACCGCATCCGACAGATTATCGTTTGTCTGGTTATAGGTATCAAGTAAAGCCTTATTTGAATGAGCGTGTTTCTTTGCTACCGCATCCGCTAAATCGCTCTCTGTCTGCTCGTAAGTGTCAAGCAGTTCCTTGTTTGAGTGCGTGTGTGCTTTGTCTTCCAGAACATCAACTTGAATTATTACGGCAGAAATCTCTGCTTTAATCTCCGCAACGTCCACTACCGCTACGGAAATTGCTCCGAAAACGCTATTAAGGATAGCCTGCACGTTGTTTCCTCTTGCCCCTGCCGGAGCTACCGCCCCTATGGATTCAGCAGCAGACGTATCTTCCAACGCATCAATTAGGTTGTTAAAGGCAGGCGTGATTACCTCTTTTGCCGGAGCATCAAACATTTTCTTGATGTTCTGCGCCGATATGGTTTCCGACGGTCTGTTAGGAAGATTTAACGCCCCTGCATTATTGAAGTCTGAATTTTCGATCTTTGTAAAAGCCATACTCTTACCCCTTATAGTTGCCACTCTCAATGTATTCAAGTGCTAAATCAAACAAACCAAACGGCTCATTCAGTTCTCCGTTCTCTACTCTAAACCTTGCCTTATCAACCTTTTTAACCCTTAACTTTGTATGGACTAACCTTTCGGATAAGTCTGCACTAAACGAGAAAAGGTTGAAGTCTAGGTTTTCAAAGTCAAGCATATTAGAAATAGTGGTCTGCTCTTTGATTAAGTTCCATGCGGTTTCAGCGTTTAGCGTCCATAAGCCAAACCTTCTTGAATAAAGTTTCACGGAAGTTTTGACCGCCTGCATCAACCTGACCGCCATGTATCTAAACGTCTTGTTCTTGTAGAATAACTTGCCGTCAAGATCAGGCGTTTCCCAACATGAATAAATCGGCTTCCCGTCGTCATTGTAGGATTCAAGAGCTTCGACATCCGTATAGAAGCGGCATACTTTTCCGTCATTAGTCCCGAAACATACCGCTTCGTCTTCCCACATGGTTAATGCCGGAATATCGGTACACAAGAAGCCTGCATACTGTCTTGTCGCATACGGCTCTGATTTATCCGTTCTCGTTGCTTGCAGTCCGTCTAATACATACAGTTTGCCGTTTAATGCAAGGATATACTGGTTGTCATGGACTACCGCAAATGCCGTACCGAGATTATCTTCTTTCCTTAACTGACCGTCCAGATAAAACGATCTGTTTTGCGAATACTTTTCACCCGTGATGTCCTGCTCTGTAATAGCGTAAATGCCTGCTTTTGTCAGGAATACGGGTTCTGTCTGCAAATATCCGAAGGAATACGGACTAATCGAGCCAACGCCTTGTAACGAGTTAATCAGCTTGAAGACGGGTTCGGAAGTCTTGTTTTCTTCGTCAACGACAAGCATATCGCCTTCACGAACAAATACCGACTGCGACTGATCGAAACCATCTTTGAAAGTAGCAAGGTAGTTAGAAACAACTGCATATCCCGTGATAGCACTCTGCGAAGATCCCAAAACCGAATACCCAGTATCAGGAAAATAGGCAGCGTTCTTATACTGCGAATAAAAGTCCCAATTAGGATGCTCCGGGTTTCCAGATAAGAATATTCTGTCAGCAGCTCCACTAACGCCGTACAATGTGCCAAACTGACATTTAACAATTCTGTCTCTATAATCGTCAAATGTCTTATATGCTTGTATTCTTATACTGTCTTCGCCCTCAAGTGGTGTAACACCGGGAGCAGTAACGAACGTAACCTTGCCAGTATTTCTGTCAACGGAAAAATCTGTATCTTCTTCCTTTGGATTCCAATTCCCGTTACTGTCTAAAAGCCATGCTTTAACAGGCGTGTCGTCTAAATCGTTTTGCGATAGCTGATAAGTCCTTTCGTTTGCAACGCCTATAAACTGCTCAATAAATCCCGGTTGCAAAAGATTAAACGCTTCATATCCAACGCCGCCGCCATTATACTCCCTTGCCTTTGTTACCGTAGGAATATATGCGTTTTCCTGATCGACAACAACTACCCTTTCACCATCTTTGATAGAAAACTCATAAAAGTTTTTTCCGTCGATAATGTATGAATTCTCGTTTATCTGGAAGGACTGGCTTATATGCTCGTTTGCTTCGGAATAAACAATGTTGAAGTCGCTTGTCCCGTGTGCGTGTAAATAAAAGTCTTTTCCTACATGGTAAAGGAAATACTTGTATGTAGTGTAAAAACTCTCTCGCAGTTCATATTTTTTTAAGGAAACTTTCCCAAGATACAAGTGCGCCTTTGTGCTTCCGCTGACAGTAAACGTAACCTTTATTGATTTCACATAGGCATCATCCGAAAGTTCCGGGATGAAGAAGTGGTATTTCTTTTTTTTGTAGTGTTTATCACTAGTAGACCATGCGACTCTGTTGCTGCTATTGTCAAGTATTTCAACCGTTATTCCCGTAAGCCTATCAGCAGTAGTTGTCGTCGTTATTTCAAAATATAGATAAGATCCACCATCTGTAATATGGTCGCTAGCAGATCCTATTGTTTCCGTAAAGGAATAAGTCGTGCTAAACGATGTCGAATCTCTCTCTATTACTTCAGCGGTCGAATAGTTCTTTTGATAAATGTCATACGCTTCGTCATAATGAAACTCGTCGCCAGACAGTTCTGGTGTAGGAGTGCGCGGATTAGTCGTGCCAGTTTTATAGTATTCAAATCTTGCATACGTTATATACAACGAAAAACCGCCGTATGCGTAAGAACCATCAACGCTTATACTTCCTTCTTCTACTTTTATTTCGTCGGAATCAAATGACGGATGATTTGTTACAAGCAGGCTTCCTGCCATGTCGTCATAGCCGCCAACCATTTGCAAGATTCCCAAGAATTTGTCACCGATATATACATTTGCCTGACATAAATGATCGTAACCGCCACTATGCCCTTCCCAAACCGCACGACCTGATAGATAAATACGATAAGTCTGGTTCGTGTCTGGAACTTCTGCAAGCCTTGCCACAACTGTTTTTCTGTAATTTTCATTATTTAACGGTTCTTCGTTTATCTCAAGAACCCTATCTACGTTTGATATTCTGTCGCCTTCAAAGTTATCAGGCTTGCGAAGAAAGTGAACTCCATAAACGGAATCGTTTGTTTCTCTTTCCACAAAGTATTTAGGTGCAGGCGACCACTCATAACTTTCCGTTCTGGTTTTCAGCAGAGCAAAGTTCTTGATATAAATGTTCTGTGCGTCTTCGGAGAAAATCTTGACATCAGAAAAAGTGTCCGTCGATAAACATTCAACGGATGTGCTGATATGCTCCCAGTCCTCACTTGCCGTGACTATCGTGGTAGCGTTCATAATATTGAAGTCTGCTTCGGATTTGTAGTCAAACTCTAAATAAAGAGTATAAGCAGCGTCAGAACTGATCGTCTGGATAAGGTCATAAACCTTAACCCATGTGCTTGTGTCATCAGAACTGATATGGATTTCCTTTTCCTGTGCGCTCGTTCCCCATGCGAAGTTGACGTTTTCATCCGTTCCGAAAAGGACTTCCTTGTAATAACCCATCCTTTTACGCACTTTCCCCGGCACGTTACGAACCATGTTAGGTGCGTGAGGACTTCTATAACCGTCAATGTTCGCTCCTGTGTTTGTCAGGTCAACGCCCATGAAGGTATCACTTATTGCTATATCCCTTTTGGGACTTTTCGGAACTTTGAATTGTACTGCCATTAAATCCACCCCGTATCACTTGTGAATTTTTCGTATGCGGAAAGGTTTGCGGAATTTACAAGTCTTTCAAAAGCAATTTCAGCTTCGTTGCGGTAAGAAGTTGCTATACCATTATCGTCGTCCTTATATAGCTGCGAAGCCATATAAAGCGGAAGAATTGCATAAACTTCGGGATCTATCGGAAGTTCGTAATCGTCTTCCGTGTCCTTTGTTATCTGCTCCGGGTATGCCCTGTAATAAATCGTGAAATTGCCTATCATGTCACGGTCTAACACAAGGGTTTTTGTCCCTTCCTGATAGAAGTCCGTGGTCTGCAAATATGTCTGATATGCGCCTTCAAAGAAAATACCTTGAGGATCTATCATGTAAAAATCTGGTGCTAACGCAACCATGTCATACTTGATTTTGTCCGTGTATGGAATGACATGATCTGCGTCAGGAAATGTCTCTGAATAGACGGCACAATTCTTAACACCCATAGGATAAGTTGTCTCAAACTCAAACCTGACGGGTTTCTTGTCGGAATTTTCGATCAAACCCTTAAACGGCTCGTAGCCTGTCGCTTCGATCTCGATTTCCTCTGCTAACGTGTCGTCTACATATATCTTGCAAGTGCCTGTTCCAAAGCACTCAAAATAATAGGACTGCCCTTCGTTGGTCTGATATGAATAGCCGTCAGAAAACTCATGGATAGCATCTGCATCCGTTTCTGCCACAAGGTTTTTAATGTCTATCTGTGCGATCTTAATGGACTTTGTAATAAACTTTCCTGCCGTAGCAAGCATAGCAAGTCCTTCATTCGCACAATGCGGCATAGCAGCTATATAGCCTAACGTGCTTTCGTCTTCAACTATTTCATCATCCGCAGCAAACATTTTCTGCAATACGGCTAATTTAAGATCATACCATGTACTCATATCAACCCTCTAATCTTGCGATCAAATCAGACTTTTTCCCGGTTGCATCCAAACCCCTGTCTGCACAAAGTTTCTTTAACTGTGCATAGGGCAATTCTGCGTAGTCGTCTGTTTCTTCGACGACTTCCTCTACTGCTTCTTTTGTCGGCTTTACGATAGAACCATCTATGACCTGACAGATTAAACCGCTATCGTTCTGACCGATTACCTTATGAAGAACTCCACCGTCTTCAAACGTATCTCCAACTTTTAACATATTCCTCTCCTTTGCAGGGAAGCCGCCGCCCCGAAAGACGACGGCTTCAAATATAGGTAGGTGATGATTACGTCAAGTTTGTACCAACCTGTGCGCCACCCATGATGAACGCTCTCCAGTCATAGAAACCTGCGGAGAAACGGGTATATCCAGACCATTTAAGGTTTCTGGAATTGATGTCTACCTCGTTCGCTACATCAAGCGGTACACGATCATAGAACACACCTGCGTTCAGTTCCTTGAGTGCTTCCGAAGAAATCAGGATGTACGGAACTTTCGTCTCGGTGTTTTCCCATCTGTGGTCAACGATCAGTTTCCAACCGTCTTTCTGGGTGTTGATGTCGTTGAAGTTAGAGCCGACGATCTGCTCGGAATGAAGGATTCTCTTGATAAGATCCTCAAGAGCCGGAGCATTACCCGGAATAACAATGGTGTCAAAGGTATAACCCATTACGTTACCACTCTGATTCTTGAAGTTACGTCCCTTGTTAGCAAGTTTGTAAAGCATTGTAGCGTTCTCACCAAACGCATTTGTGAATACGTTGGACTGTGTAGGAACGCCTACTCTCTTGCCGGGATGATCGGTTGCGAAAAGTCCCTTGCCGTCGCCTGTGGTCTTGTCATAAGACTTGCCACCATAGATAAAGGTCTTGCCTTCTGCAACGAGACAGTCAGAAGCGAACTGCGCTCTGGATCTCTTGTAGGCACGAACAAAGTTTGCAGCAGCGATCTTCATCATGTCGATCTCGCCGTCGTCTTTGGCTTCTCTT